CCTTGCATCCGTCCGACACCGGATCTCGCCCTGCAGCATGGCTCCATCCGGTCCAAATGCAAATACCTCGTCGCCAATCTGCATGAGCCGGCCAGTAACCATTGCACCATCAGAGCCAAGGTAATACCACTTGCCGGCCTTGTCCTGCTTCCAGGCGTTGACGACCATCACTCCGGCACCGTCAAACCAGTACCACCGGCCATCGGGATCCCGGTGCCAATCGTTACGGACCGGCTCGCCAGTATCGCCGTGGTAGTATCTCCAGGTCCCGGCCTCCTGGATCCAGCCTGATTTCTTTTCCGGCTCCGGCGGAGCAGCTTTGGCCCCGTCGTCCAAAACAACTACCGTGTGCCCCTTTGTCCTCGTTACCAGGATATCCCCACGCAATAAGTAGTCTGGCTTTTTACAGTACTTGTCATCTTTTAAGATATCAAACTTACCGGTCGCCCGCAATGTACTCACCTCATTGGCTGTGCTAAAACTGGCCACTTTCACACCGGCATACAGGCAGCATACCCGGACAGCCTCGGAGCAATCTGTCTCGCAGGGTGACAAAACCTTGCTGGCATCATATCCATATCCAGCAGCAATAGCAATCAGGCTTGTCCTGTGATCCTGGCAGTAACCGATATTATTGTTGGCGCAAATGGATTCCATGTTGTGGGCAATCAGCTCACGTACTGGCTTATCTTTCGCTCGGATGACGACCCATCCTTTGTTGTGTAAATACCAGTCCTGCGTGGACACCTCCCTTCCGTTCTTCTGGTCTCCCGGCTTTCCGCCATTGATTCCACCATTTTCATTCGATCTTGCACTTCCAACTCTTACCATACTTACCATATGTGTTCCTCACTTTCTGCATAAAAAGAACGCCCCTCACATGAAGGACGTTCTGGCTACTATATTTTTACGTAATATTACGTATTTTTATTGACGCACGTAATATTACGTGCTATAATGTATATAGATAAGGAAAGGAGATAAACAGGATGCCAATGACACCGCAGGAGATGATAAAACTCCTAAAGAAAAACGGGTTTGAAGTTGTCAGTCAAAATGGTTCGCATATAAAACTGAAAAACATCCAAACCAATAAAACAGTTATCGTTCCTTATCACTCCAGGGATCTTAAAAAGGGCCTGGAACAAACAATTCTTAAACAGGCGGGGCTGAAATAGTCCCGCCGCCCCAAAGGAGGCTCCCTTTATGAAACAATATTTTTACCCGGCAGTCTTCCATACCGCCGAGGAGGGCGGTTTCTGGGTTTCCTTTCCGGATTTTCCAGAATGCCTGACCCAGGGCGATTCCATGGAAGAAGCCTACGAAATGGCAAACGAAGCTCTTGGCTTAACAATCACAGATCGCCTTACAGACCACGAAGCACTTCCCGTCCCCTCTCTTCCCGGACAGATCGAACTGGATGATGAGAATTCCAGTCTGGTTGTGTTATGTTTTGACCTGGAAGCATATCGGAAAAAACATAATTCAAGGGCTGTCAAAAAAACTTTGTCGATTCCGGAATGGCTAAATGAAGAGGCTATGGCCAAAGGTCTTAATTTTTCCCAGGTCCTTCAGGAGGCGCTTTTGGCCAAAATACAGGCTCAGTAGAATATTTGCATACAGCATATGGAAACCCCAGAGGCGGCCACCTCTGGGGTATTGACTTTTCACTCAAAATAGCATATGATGAGTGTAGCTAAGGAATGTAGCTATATGTCCACGGACATGACGAAAGCCCCGGAGTGCCAGCTCCAGGGCTTTCTTGCTTATTTACGGTAAGCTACTCCGTTTAGGCTGTTGCTGCCTAATCTCTGTCCAGCCATTTGCAAATATAGTAGCCAGCTACACTTGCCAATACAGAGATAAGGAATGTAACTATGTATTCCACGAACACCACCTCCTTTCTGCTGGAGGTTCGGCAGCATCTTTATCCTACCATATCTTCCGACAGGTTTCTACCGTTTTCGTAAGTTTTCCCTGTTGCGACGTCGCAATAAACATCCGGCTTAACCCCACCGGCCGGGAGATACTGGATCACCTCCTTAAGACTTGTCCATGGGCCTTTTCTGGTAGCCTGTCCGGTCCCAGATCTCTTTGAGCCGCTCCCATCCATCCATAGCCACCAGCGCCACGATAAAGGCCCCGATCATACATGCAAAGACCATATACCAGGTGATCTCCCGGTCCATCCACGCCATCAGCGCCACAAATGTCACCGGGCACAGCACCAGGGACAGCACGATCACCACTACCGACGTGGGGAGCTTATCCAGGCCCGGCCAGGATTTAACCACCTGGGTGACCGTAGACACCACAAAGGCCATCACGCCGATGGCCACCAAAAGATACGATATGTACTGCATGATTCCGCTAAAATCCATTCTGTTTTTCTCCTTCCACTACTTGATATACTGTACAGCTAACATTGCAATCCCCGTGATCACAGCGCCGGCCAGAAGCCCCACTGCCGTGTCCAGGACCTTGTCCGACATCCGCTGCCATCTCTTTGCTGGTTTCTGCTCCAGGGCCTCCAGACGGCCGTCAAACCGCTCCAGCCGTGATCCCTGGTCCTTAAGCTCTGATAACATCTGCCGCATGTCCTGGGCCAGGGCGTGGACGGAGATCGTAAGGTCCTGGATTGCCTTTACAGACTGCTCCAGGTCATCAATCCGGTGATTTTGTCGGTTGTCCTCGTCCCGGAGCCTGGCAAGCTCCGATTTTACAGCCTCATCCATTGGTATCACCTCCATTTCTTAATCAGTAAGCCTTATACCTTTCAATGACCACATTTCTTAACGCTGCCGCAATGGGAGATGGTTCCCATGTTATATCTCCGTTAGTTAATATAAATAAGTTCATAATCGATGAAGCTTCAGCTTTATTAACTGCAGGAAAATTCTTTGATGCAATCATTGCTTTTGAGCATGAAGCTCCGAATCGCTTCCATTGCGACTCTGATGGATTTGTATTACCCGCATAGGCTTGTCCGTATATAACTAGTGTATCCCAATCCGTCCCTGCACTAAAGATAACTTGCTTACCCATGTTGGAAGGGTGTTCTAATCTTGCAATGGTGTTAGTTGTTTTTTTACTTAATCCAGTTGGTTTATTGGCCTTGATCATTCCTGCAGAATAATATCCCGACGGCATGCTTTTACTACTGCCTGGATCTAATGTCACATTTAACGCTCCCCTATTAGCCATACTGCCGGTACGTTTTACACCGTCCTTCCAGTAAGTTTTCCCACTCAATACATCCCCATCTGCCGCCGTGACTCCTCCCGTCTGCGACGCCAGGCTGTTAGCCGTCACCTTTCCAGAGCCGTTATGATAGCCCGCCGGAATCGCATAACTTCCTCCAGCGTTCAGCGAAGCCGTTTTCGCTCCCTGATTCGGCATGGTTCCGCTTGCGTTATCAAGAGATGCGGTACTAAATGTGTAGCCGGATAATACCTGCGCCGCAGTCGCATTACCGCGCCCTTTGTACGTCCCGGTCATCCCCAGCACACTTTGTCCCTGTGCTAACTTCGCCGCAGTCAGTCCGATCAGCGAAGCAATATTCGCATATGTCGCATAAATCTTCGATGCAGCCGTATAGATTGCCCTGGTAGGAATGGACAGCTGGAGCCTTTTGCTTGTCCCATCCAGGGTGCCTGCCCCCTCATACACGGATGTCTTCTCTTCGAGCATACCTGTTTCTTTCTTTTTGGCATCCGTGTTATAAAATGTAGTGCCCTTTTTTGCATCCACCGCTGAAAGATCCCCGGTCAGCTCCAGCGTTCCCTCCACCGGCTCATCGTTACTGTCGCTTGTAACCGCTGTCTTCCCTTTTAACACGTCTCCTCTGGCGGCAGTCAGCTCGTCCGATGACGCTCCGCCGCCTCCTCCTGCATTGGTATATACCGCCATACTACACGCCTCCTTTCAGATTCTGGATCAGGATCTCATCCACGGCCAGGTCCCCTGCAGGGACTTTTTTTGCCACCAATATCAGCTTTCCAGCTTCCGTCCTCCCCCGTATATTGGCCTTCTGGGCCGCCGGGACCGAATCGAACGCATACCCGATATGCACAATGCTGTCGGCCTGGATCGCCGCATTTTCGATGGTATAGGTCAGATCCTTCCAGCCGGAGGCCGGAATCGTAATACCGGTTATCAGACTCCCGGCTGCCTTTTCTGCGGTCTCCGTTGTCTTCCGGAGCTGTTCCCGGATCTCCAGGATATCCTGTATGGTCACGGTCCCGGCCGGATCCACGGTCACCCGTATCTCCGCTGCCTGTGCAACCGCAAGGCAGAGATTGAAAATAAAGGACGATGGGGCCACTCCGTTGTATGCTGGTACCTGGTCCGGTACCTGCGCCTGGGAAACAGCAAAGAGGATCTCCCTTTCCCCGTCCATGGCATACAGTCCGATATTCTGGATCATATAGGGGGACAGAATATTCTCATTGCCAAACATGGCCCTCACATTCACCTGTGTCCCATCCGCCACCCGCGCGTCGGCTGGAAGCACCGTCTGCCGGATCCCCTCCAGCTTCTCTATCTCCTCGAATCTCGTACCATC